GACAAAAGCATCTACTATGTCTTATAGAATCGATACTGCATACTGTTGGTATGATAACTGCAGTATGATAGTAAAGATGTATTTTATCAATCAGGTTCCTTTCACCTTTGATGAGTTACCTGATGGTCATTTGTATGACCAAGATTTGTGTAGAGAAGCAGATAAGAATACTTCTTTCGAACCAGAAGAATTATACAGAAGTTCATTCTACCTTATAGATGAGGAAGTGCATCCTTGTCTATTTCCAGTAGAACTAGAAAATCCAGAAGATATGCCTGAGGATGAAGTATATTATCACGATGAGGAAGATTTAATGGGTTGATAAATAAAACATAGAAATAATTTTGGCGATTATAATCCGATGCCTCTCAATAAACTAGAGAATTTTATTAAGAATACCGAGGGACGTATTCTATATGTAAATCCTAACGACCTTGATGCTAGTGATAGTGTTGATAACCAAGGAAACTCTCTGACCAGACCTTTCAGGACTATTCAGAGAGCTCTTCTTGAATCCGCAAGATTTTCATATATCAAAGGAAGCAGCAACGATTTAACTGAAAAGACAACAATTCTGCTGTTCCCTGGTGAACATGTAATTGATAATAGACCAGGATTTGGTATAAAATCGAATGTTTTTAATGAGGCAATTGCAGTTTCCCCAGCGGGTACGGAAACTAATGCTTTATCAACATTAAGTCTTTCATTAACATCAAACTTTGATATTACCCAGGAGGACAACCTTTTATACAAGTTTAATAGTGTAAAGGGTGGTATTGTTGTCCCCAGGGGAACTTCAATCGTTGGTCTTGACCTAAGAAAAACAAAGGTTCGTGCAAAATATATTCCAAACCCAACAGATGACAATGTAGAATCAACTGCAATTTTTAGAATCACTGGTGCATGTTATTTCTGGCAGTTTTCCTTCTTTGATGCTGACGAAACTGGGGTAGTTTATACAGATCCTGTCGATTTTTCATCAAACAACAGAGCAAAACCAACGTTCTCACACCACAAGCTAACCTGTTTTGAGTATGCTGATGGTGTTAATATCCAACCTGGATTTGATTTAACAGACCTTGACATGTATTATAGCAAGGTCTCTAACGCATTCAACTTATCCTCTGGAAGAGATATTGATCAAAAATATCCTTCTGCACCTACTGGATTTGCTAAGCAAAGACCAGAATGGGAAATTGTTGGTGCCTTTGCATCTGACCCAATTAATATCGTTTCAATTGTTTCTGGTGATGGATTAACGCCAGGGCAAACTGTAACGATCAGAACAGCAATTCCACACAATCTAAACGCAGATACTCCAATTAAAATTAATGGAGTTAATGTTAGTGATTATAACATTTCAACAAAAGTTGCAACAATTATTAATGAGAGTGAGTTTACTTATCTGCTCCCATTCGTAAGAGATAATCTACCTGCTGGTGTTGCTGGTGGTTTAAGTGCAGCAAATGCAACAGTAACTGTTGAGACTGATACCGTATCTGGTGCATCACCATACATCTTCAACTGCTCCCTCAGATCTGTTTGGGGTATGCAGGGTATGCACGCAGACGGAAGCAAAGCAGCAGGCTTCCGTTCGATGGTTGTTGCACAGTTCACTGCAATTTCACTACAAAAAGATGATCGTGCGTTTGCAAAATATAATGAGAAGAGTAGAGTTTATGATACAATCCCATATGTAAAAGCAACTGGAACATCACTTTCTTCTGGTTCTTCATCAACAAATCCAGGGACAGTCTATCACTTAGATTCTGGTGCCGTATATAGAGACGGTTGGAGAACCAGTCACATCAAAATTAGTAATGATTCTTTCATTCAGGTTGTTTCCGTATTTGCTATTGGATTTACTAAGCACTTTGATGGACAATCTGGTGGTGATGGATCAATCACCAACTCAAACTCAAACTTCGGTCAGCATTCACTTTCTGCCGATGGATTTAAGAAAGAGGCATTCGATAAGGATGACAAGGCATATATTACTTCAATTGTTGCTCCAAGAGCGGTAACAACTGATGAAACTAATGTTGACTGGATTTCACTCAATGTACCACTAACGTTATCTGTTGGTATTTCGAGTCATCTATATCTGTTTGGATTTAACGATCCTGATGTTCAACCACCAGTTCTAACTCAGGGTTATAGAGTTGGATCTCGTGTAAATGATAAGATATATGTTACTACACCAAGTGGACCTGGTGATTCCTTAGAGGAAAAGGAAGCAGCAATTCTCATGTTGAATAATGAGATCACCACATCTTCCGCAATTGCTTTTGGATCCGACACATCAGAGAAGTCATATTCATCATCGGGAGCAGACGTAAACAATAGTGTTTTTGAGATTGGATCTCACAATCTGCAAACTGGTGAAAAAATTCGTGTTATCAGTGAGTCTGGCGATCTTCCAGAAAATGTTTCAGAAAACGCCGTTTATTATGCGATCACTAGTGGCACTGATGGATCTCTCACTTCAAATCAGATCAAAATTTCATCATCACTTACAAACGCTACTGCTTCAACCCCAGTTAAAATTTCTGCCTACGGTGGTAGACAACTCAAAATTGTAAGTAGAGTTTCTGATAAAAATCCAGGAGATCTTGGACACCCAATTCAATATGATCCACTAAATGGTGGTTGGTTTATTCATGTTAACAGCAGCAACAACATTTATACGACTCTCGTCTCTGAGGGTCAAGTTGGAATTGGATTGGGAATTCTTGAAGATGGTGTAAGAACAAACGTTACATACATCAAACGTTTTGAAGATGATAGAAGTCTTGATGAAAAACTCTACAAGATTCGCGTTGTTGTTCCTAAGGAACTGTTCAACGGTAGAGATCCAGTAGATGGATTTATTTTCCAGGAATCGAGTTCAACTAATGTTAGAAGCGATCTTGATTTTAATCTAACATCTATTGATGTTGATGACTACACTTATAACAGAAATCCAAGATTTATCTCAACATGTTCATATAATAATATTTCAAGAGAGATAACTCTTACATCAGAACTACCTCACAATCTGAAAGGTGGTGACAAGATTAATGTTAAGAATGTAACCAGCACAACAGTACCTGCTGGAACTTTCAATTATGGTTATAATGGAACATTTATAGTTTCGAGCGTAACTAATGATAAAGTTGTTTCTTTCGGAGCAACTGATATCTACGGAACACTTCATGATCCTGGTTTCTTTACTAATGATGTATCTCAGAGAACTATATCTCTACCAAGATTTGAAAAGAACGATAATAACTCGAACATCTTTATTTACAGATCGGAAGTTATAACTCCATACATTTACAATGTTCAGGATGGTGTTTATTACATCTATGCATTAAATTCAAGCAACACTATCGAAGATGAATTTACAGATCTATCTTATAGTCAAAGTCTAATCAATCTTTATCCACAGTTAGATAAAGATAATTTAAATGATAATCCAGTTGCAGCAAAATCATATGCAAAACTGAGTCCGATTGGAGATGTTGCAACAAATGACGTAAGGAAGAGTATTACAAGAGAAACTGTTGACAAACTATACTCCTCGTTTGATATTTCTCCAACTATCACTGGGGTTACAACATCTATTTCTGGTGTTTCGACAGTAACCTTTAACAGAGAGCATGGACTTAATAGTATCGTAAGTGGTACTGTTGGTGGTTCTGGTGGTTCTGGATATACTGATGGAACTTATTATAACGTAAAACTTTATAATGAGATTGGTCTTTCTAACTGGGATGGTGCAACTGCAAAAGTCACAGTTTCTGGTGGTGTTGTAACTGATGCCAGCATCATTTCTGGTGGTTCTGCTTATGTTGCCGAAACATTGTATTTCGACACTTCTATCATTGGCGCTGGTACTGGTGCAACATTTGTAACTACATTAGCAGGAATTTCCACAGCAACTGGTAATGTTGTCCAATTCACTGGTATTGGAACTGCTACTGATAAACATTATAGAATTGCTTCAATTCCTGCCAAAAACCAAGTTTCCATTGCACAAACATCTGGCGAACTCCCATTGTCAGTTGGTCAGTATATGATCAACATTGGACCTTCGGCAAATGTAATTCAAACTCAAAATGGAGCATCCACTTCTGGAATCGTAACCTTCCGATGCGCTGGTCCTCATGGATTGCTGAAAGGAAACAGATTCTCGGTAATGGACAACAGCAATCAGGTTCTGAAAGTATTGGTTGTCGATGCTGTTGTTGGTGTAACCACCGTCAGTGCAAGAGTAGGTGCATTCTCTGGAACTGCAAAATACCTACTGAAACATGGACATGATTCCAACCAAGCAAGTGCAGATAGTTCAGGTGAGAATCTAGGAACTAGATCTAACTGGATTTATGATAATGAAATCATGATTCTTGGTGAGGACATTGGTGCGACTGGTTCTGGACAAGATACATTTATTGTTTCTGTTCCAAATGCTGGAATCTCTACTACTTTGAGATTTGAATTAGGTTCTTATATTCAAATTGATAATGAGATCATGAGAATCACTAGCAGCACCCTTTCTGGTGCTGGCAATAACAAGATTACTGTTATTCGTGGTTCCATGGGAACTCTCAAAGAGTCTCATGTTAATGGATCTCTGATTAAGAAGATTAGTTTAATTCCTATTGAATTCCGTAGACCTTCTATTCTTCGTGCATCTGGTCACACTTTTGAATACATGGGATATGGACCTGGTAACTACTCAACTGGTCTACCACAGGTTCAGAACAGAACACTTACTGAGAGAGAAGATTTCCTTGCTCAATCCCAAGAAAGTTCTTGTGGTGTAGTTGTCTACACTGGTATGAATAATGATGGTGATTTCTTCATTGGAAACACTAAGTATTCATCATCTTCTGGTGAGCAGACAACATTTGATATTCCTGTTCCAACAGTAACTGGTGATGATCCAAACAGACTTAGTGTTGTTTTTGATGAAGTTATTGTAAAAGAGAGACTTCTTGTAGAAGGTGGAAACTCTGGTCAAGTTCTATCCCAGTTTGATGGTCCAGTTACTTTTAACAAGGAACTGAAAATCAATAATAATGTTCAAATAAAGGGTGAACTTAAAGTTCAGGGAGATATTGAGTTTGAATCGACCACCCAGTCAAATAACAAAGACACTGGTGCTGTGGTCCTTGAAGGTGGAATGGGTATTGAGAAGAATCTATTCGTTGGTGGAAACGGAAACTTCTCTGGAAATCTTGGAGTTGGTGGAACCTTTGCTGTTAATGGAAACACTAAGATTAAAGGTGATCTAGATATAACAGACACTACTCAATCTCACAATAAGAATCAAGGATGTCTGGTTCTTGAAGGTGGTCTTGGTGTTGAGAAAAACACTTGTATCGGTGGTCAACTGTTAGTCACTGGCATTTCTACATTCCAAACTCACGTTGAGTTGGGTGATAGTGATGAACTAAGACTTGGAAGTGCTGATGATCTTGTTATCGTCCATAACGGATCTCATAGTTACATCAAAGATTCTGGAACTGGTGACCTTAGACTGACCGCAGGAACTTTCCGCGTTAGAAATACTGCGGACAATGAAAATATGATTGTTGCTTCACAAAATGGTGGAGTTACATTATATCATGATAACACTGCAAGACTTGCAACTTCAAATGGTGGATCTGGAAATCCAACTGCTGGTGTAAGAGTTACGGGTGAAATGAGTGCAACTGCTGATGTTGTTGCTTATGTTTCTGACGAAAGACTCAAAGAAAACATTAAACCTATCGAGAATGCTCTTGAAAAGGTTCTGTCTCTGAGTGGATTTACATATACCTTCAATGATGTTGCAGAAAAACTAGGATTCAGTAAAGAAGGATCCCATGTAGGTGTATCTGCACAACAAGTTCAGGCAGTTCTACCAGAAGCAGTTAAACCTGCTCCTGTTGATAACAACTATCTGACTGTACAGTATGAGAAGATTGTTCCACTTCTTATCGAAGCGATTAAGGAACTTTCTGATAGAATTGAGAGTTTGGAAAAGAGACTGGATTGATTAATAGTCCAGTCTAGGGTATAATAATACAATAGACTGGACTCATAGTAATGTTAGAAGTATTTCCTCTTTTTCCTCAGGCAGTTGCTAGGGTAAAATATCAACATCATGAGACCCTCAAAAAGAGGGTCTTTGATTTTATGGAGGATGAAAGTAATAATCATTTACTTCAAACTGATGGAATTGAAAATCCATTTTTGACACATTATTTTAATAATGCAAATTCAAATAGAGTAGATTTTTTTGACTGTATTGACGATAGAGATTTTAAATATTTTTTAGTAGAGTCGTCTACAATTTTTGTACGCGATGTCTTAGGATGTGCATTATCAGATGAAATGTTAGTAACTGATTGTTGGATTAACAACTGTCCAGAAAATGGGAAACAAAAATTACACAATCATTGCAACTCATTTATTTCTGGGACGTATTATTTGAATTATGATTCAGAAAATCATTCACCATTAAAGTTTGAACATCCAGTTTCATATGCGGTAAGACCTTATATGATGCTTGATACTAATGAGGTGACGGAATTCAATCATGTAGAATCTTACTGCCAATTTATCGAAGAAGGTGATCTAGTCTTATGGTCTTCCTTTTTGCAGCATGGATACGATCTAAATAAAAAAGATGGAAGAACCACCATCTCTATGAATTTTTTACCACCTACATTAAAAAGCGGTCCATACACGTTTAGAGTTCAAAAATGACTTTACCAGCATCTGGAACAATAAAAATGAGTAACCTGAGGACTGAATACACCTCACTAGGAGCTCTTTCTCAGGTTAGATTAAGAGATTTTTATTATGGTGCCAGTTCAACGAAAGCATACTTACCCAAGAATTCCTGTACGGATGCGGTTAGAGCAAATACAAGTCATCCAGGATATATTCCTCACTTTTCAGGTATACCAGCAGTTTCTAACCCTGTTGGAAGTTCTCCAATTAAACTATCTCAGTTTTATGGAAAAAGTTATTATTATGCGCCACAAACAGACTCCACTATATCTGGAAACGTCAAAACGTTTAATGTTAATGTAATTGAATCGGATGCCCTTAAAAGTAATACCATTAATTCGGCATTTATTGATCTACAAGTTAATGGTGAAATGAGAGCAACAGCAGTAACCAATAGAGCTCTTACTATCAACGCCAAAAAAAGAACTCATACCACAGTCTGGGTAAATAACACATCCAGAATACTTGGAAAGGGTGGAAGAGGTGGTAATGGTGGTGGTGGTAGTGGACAAAGGGGACAAGATGCTGGTCATGCATTCTATTCTTCTTCCCACACTTTCATAAACAATAATGGAAAAATTTATGGAGGTGGCGGCGGCGGTGGCGGCGGTAAATGTAACAATGCATCATACAATGAGTGTTACTGCTGCAACCAGACAAACGCTGGTGTAGGCGGCGGTGGCGGCGGTGGTGGAAAAGGAGG